GGATCTAAAAAAGTTCGTACATATCCTAACGAAAAAGCTTGACCTTCAATCAGTCTAACTTGCTCAATATCTCGAGTTGGATATGCGCCTTTGTATAATTCCATTTATTTTTTAGCCGCGTTCATATTATCAATTAAATTAGGGTAAGGCCTACCAGCTTTAGCAGCAGCTCTCATAGCAGATCGTTTTTGAGCTGATGTTAATTTTTTAGGCTTGCCTAATCCACTAGGTCTTTTCTTTTCCCAGACAGGTTTATCTTTCATTATTTTCTTTTTGGCTTATAGCCACCTTTATGTTTTTTGCAACCCATAATTATCCTTTTAAATTTAATTTAGTTCCTAAACCTACTTCACTTCCAGCTAATCCTGTTTCACCAAGCAATGGTAATGCGCCCGTTCTTTCTCCTGGCAATGGAGCTTTAGCAACAAGACCACCTAAACCACGACGCGCACGTCTACTTGTTTTTTTTAATTTTTCTGTTTCGCCACGGACAACTTCACCGCGACGTTTAGTAGCAGCTTCAATTTTGTCTAATACTTGAGTAGTAACATCTGATGTTTTAACTGCATCAAAACCTATAACCTGTTTTATTATTCCATATCGATTGCGATCAACATTAGGAGTTGTTATAGGTAAAAATTGAGGGCCTCTCCCGCGAACTCTTTTAGCATATTTTTCCTGATATATGGGGGTTGCAGACTCATACCCTTTACTTTCAACCATTCTCTGAAAAGACCAACTTTGTTGTCCGCGACTTTTAGGTGAAAAAAATCTTGGATCGTCAATCCTAGTCGTTGTGCTTTCTTTAAATCCTTCTTTAATGGCTTTATTGAGTTGCTCGTTCCACCAAGATTCTTGCTTAAATACATTAGCCCCACCAGCTTTTTTTAATATGTCAGTTTTGTAGGTAGGAGTGTCAGCAATATAGCCCCTTGCTAATGCCATGCCATAATCTAGGCTAGCCATTATGCTGCTCCTAATGTATCTTCTTCAAGTCCAGTTTCAGGAGCAACGCGAGCTGTTGACAATAAAGCACGCTTGCCGCCACGTTGTGTAGCACGTCGTTTAGCTGCTCTTTGTTCTGCTAATTGACGTTCTTCAATAAGCGCTGTTTTTTTATCTTCTTGAATTTGCTCTCGTTGTTCTTGGATTTGACGCTCTTGCGCTGATGTATCAGGCTTTTTAACGCCCATTATTTTACCGACTACTCCGCCCATAAATTTTCCCCATAATATAAGTATCTTCCATATCTGCGCTATAAGCCTGCATTAATCCTTCAGGTTCAAACCCAATGTAAGTAGCCCAAGCAACAGCCCTTGTATCATCTTTTTTAACAGTTATTTGTATTCTATGCAACTGGTATAATATACAAATTATATCAAAAAAGGCAAATGCGCCTTTACACATAGCTATTTTATATCGTCGTGCCTGTGGATCAAATATAGACCACGCTTCAGCAACACCTCGCCAAAGTAAAACCCCGCCAAAAATAGCGAGAGTATGACCATCACGGACTGCACTAATAGTAGGGCCAAGTTCAGACTGATGGATAATATAGCGTTCTCTATCTTTAATCGAAATGTGTGAAAGCTCATAGTCATTTAATCCATTAAAGTTTTGTAAGTCATAAGGCTCAAAGTTTTTATATTTTACCCCACGAACTTGAGGAAGTTCAAAATCTAAGATATTTTTATCGAGCAAATACATCAAAGTCTGAATTAACAACTGTTTGTGAAATAAGTGTGTTTTGTGTTAAAGCTGATTTAGTCATGCGTTTATGTTCACCGCCACCTAAAAGTAAATAGCCAAATGCATCGCCAATGTGTGAATGTTCATTTTTATTTGGACTATCACGGAATCGTTCTTGTCCAGCACCGACACTAATCCTTTTAAAATGATAGCCGCCCGCTAAACTTTTTCTTAACATTTTGCAAGAAGTATGTAATATGAGTCCTGGCTTGCCCGCAATCAATCTTTGCATGGGTGCAGCTGCGGCTTCACGTCTGACTTTAAAATTGTTAGACGCTGTAGGTTGTGCGCGTAATCCAATGGTTCTTAGGTAATCAAATGCAGTCACTTCGTAAATAGCATCACGTGCCATGCCCGCTGGATCACCCCATACCATGACTTGTGCTTTAGGGTATTTGGCGTTGATCTCAGCTAACAACTGTTGCCCAAATCTCTCTAACCCCATGTCTTCAGTAACAATCTCATGCAAGACTACCCAACGTCCATTTGCCAATCTCTGCCCAATCGCTGCGGCTGGTGTTAAACCAAAGTCAAGACCAATATGAATAGGCAATTGTGGGTCGTATTCGACTTCACTACTAGACATTAAATGATCATCATATTCTGGCCAGACAGGTTTACCTTCTTGTACATAAGTAAATTTACCTTCAGCATAACAGCGAATCCAATCTAGATTTTTACCGCCAAGCATTTGCTGATAATAACCCGCGGGTAAATTTTTAACATTTTCAGCTTTTTCATTGAGTCGCCACCAACGACCTGATGCAAACATATGATCATTTGCTTCTGGATTTTCGGGTAATTCTTCTGGGCTAACCTCTAATACACCGCCTGGTTGCTGGAAAAAATCCCAACCAAATTTGCCGCGTATGGGTTCTTTTTTACTAATCCTAAACCACCAATGGTCATCGTCCATGGGGTTGGTATCCATAAATACACCATGCCAAGTTGGGCCACCATCTTTTTTAGTAGGATAACGGCCGACACGATGGGTGAGTCCGTCAATAACGGCTTTAGGCAGTTCACGTGCCTCATTCACCCATGCGCCAGTCAGCTCTAAGGATAAGAGTTTCCTCACGTCCTTTGGCTGATCCAATGCTAAGAAGATTACTTCACAATCTATACCCGCTGCATCACCACGGGAAGGGAGGCGAATGTGATGAGTAATGGGAGGTGTCCAAAGCATTGGCCCAAATGTATTTTCTGGGAATAATTCTTGCCAAGTTTTAATCGTGGTTGTTTTAAGTTCTGGGTAAGAGTTACGCACAATGACCCAGCGAGAGTAACGTATGCCATCTTGAGGTGACGGCTTTTGTCTTACCGCACGCATCATAATCTCAGATGCGCACGCGTAAGACTTGCCGCTCCCCACAGGGCCGAGCAGACCTCTTACAAACGCGTCGCTCTGTAAAAATTTAAAAATTACAGGGCTGGTTGAGAAATCTAGATCAATGCCTGGCCCATGTAATTCTTTTTGGCTTCGATCTTTTTTATTGCTCATCGTCTATGTCTTTAAACTTCATCTCCATCATACGTTTGAGTTCCATGTTCTCTCGAAGTAACGCATCAATAATTTCCATGACTCTAGAATTATTAAGACGTGCCATTTCAAACTCCTCACGTAATTGCTCGATCTGTGCTTTTAAGTCCATCTCGTTCCCTCACTTTCTTACGTAATTTTTGTAAGTAATAATCCGCTTTATCTAAATCTTCAATTCCGTTCTTCAACGCAAATCGCCAAACATATTTAATAATATTACCAACGCAAACAGCCATAATACCTAATAATCCGCCCGTGGCGGATTCGATTGCATCAATACATTCAACCTTGCCTTGTGTATAGTGCTTAGGTTTATTTACGTTGTCATTCATCATTGTCAATAACCTCTGGTGCTTTAACGTTAATGCCAATCACAGATGGTTTGTCAGATTGTTCGGGATTATCCAATAAGCCTGATGCTTTAGCTAATAATCTTAATATCTGTGGTTTATCATGAAACTCAATGTCGGTGACTTGGCCTTGATCATTGAATTTAACGCGTTTAATAGCCTGTGCTGCATGGCTAGGTATGTCTTTAGAGTCTTTAATTTCAACACCATTTTTATCCCAACTCATGACGTCCATAGGTGTTGTGTTTGCAATACAGATTAAACTGTGTGCTACGGCCTCGCGGTTCGCAGCCACAGTCTCTGAACGCTCTATACTGCGTTGTAAATTCCTAACGCCGCCGTAACCAGCGAGTTTTGGAATGGGTTTTTTGTTTTTTATCTCAGTCATTAGAAGGGAATATCGTCCGCCATGGTTTCGATGGATTCCGCCACAGGTTGATGCGTCTGGTCGTTATTCTGTGTTGGCCGTGGTGCATTTTCTCTGTCCTGAACTGGATCACCGAATTTAATCTTGAACCACTCTTGTCCAGAAGCTTGAGAAATATTCTTCCAGGCACTTGCATAAACCAAAGCTCCGTCTGATAACATAGCCTGACCTTGAAAGTCGGGTTGTTTTTCATTGGTTTTTCTTTTATTAGTAAATAATTTCATATCACCTGGTTGTAGTTCTAAACTATTTTCCGCCATTTGAATCTCCTTTACGGTTAGTATAACAGCTATTACATAGCCATCGTTTGTATTTCCCGCCATGAGTTGACTTCCATCTGCCGCCTCCGACGGGGCGATATTTAAAGCAGTTGGTGCAAAACTTATCTCCTACAGGTGATGGTAACTTTGCACCCGCCATCTTTAATTTGTTCTCCTCTTGCAACATAAAGCCTATCTATTTGTGAATCATCATCATAAACACGCGCTTTTTGTAGCGCATCTAAAATACCTTTTAAACAATTATCTAGATCAAACTTACGTTTTGATCTTGGAAAAACCACAATTTCTACTTCTAGTTTTAAGTCGCCAAAATTTGGCACTTTGTCTAACTTACAACGTTTAATCACTTCTGCTAAAAACACCATACCCGCTTTAGATATAAATCTTCGCTTGCCATTAGCACGCCAATACGTATTTACACTTGGAGGGTAAGGTAAATTAATCACAACACTAGACAATTTTGTTAAGTCTGGCATTAATATCAGCATTTGATCCTGACAAATACGCTTTAATAGCGTCATTAATAATAGAGCTTTTAGATTTTTCTAAATCAATCTTAGCTTTATCTAGCAGATCGACATTAGTCGGACTTAATCTTACCAAAAACGGCTTGAACTCTGTCATGGTTGTTTCTCCTTTTTTTTGCTTTTTTTAAATTCTTTTCCTCTAACAATGCTTTCCATTCTTTATCGATAATGATCAGTTCAGCAAAATGGTGAAGCGGAATTTCAACCCCACCAAAATGCTGATAACCCTTAGTCATCTTCCAATAACCGTCAGACTT